CCTATACATTATCTCCATTATACTATGTTTATCACATATTTCAGGAGAATTATGAACAGTTTTGTGTTTACCTGGAAGACTTATACCTACAGCCCAAGAACCTATCGCATCTTTAACCGCTACAGGACTTATTATAATATTGTTTTTAACACAATATAAATAAGCTTGCTCTTCTTCAGCTGATTGCATGTAGTCATCTGGTAGTCTTCGTTTAGCTTGTTCTTTAGCTCTCTTAGATCCTACACTCATTTATTCCCAAGGCATTGCTTCGTTAGACATATCTACTGGTTCGTGAGGCACAAAGCAACCTGATTTAGGTTCCCATTTAAAATGAGCTTCAGCACCGTTCTCACCTAAGTTTTGGAATTTGACTTTGAGAACTTTTGCCTTAACTGTCCTATTTTCATAGTCACGATGTACAAGTATACCATGATAGCTAGCATCATACCATTCGCCACCACCTTTAATGTTATACATAGTTGGTTCTTCAATTTTACCATTTCCATCTTTATACATTTTAGTAGGGTGAGCAACTATAAATACTAATACATCAAATTTCTTAGCAAATATTTCTATCTTACTTAGATATTCCATAGTATATCTGTTAACGTCTTCAGTCTTACAGTCAACATCTCTAACTTTATTAAATGGATCAATAACTAAACATTTAATACCTTTACGTTTAACTAACTCAGCGCCTTTACGTAGCACTGATTCTAAAGTATAACGTTCCATATCTATATGATAGAAGTTTTCATTAACGTGATCAGCAATTTGATTCCATTTATCTCCATGAATATCTGAAGCACTTGGCATACCTTGCCAAACTTTACGCATTATTTTATGTGCGTGCAAATAAGTTGGTGCATTCTCAGGTGAAGCAAACGCCGTTTTCCAGCCATAGTTTTGGTTATACCCAACAACCATTTGATCGACAAAATCCGATTTACCGCTAGACGGAATACCAGTGACAGTAATGAATTGACCAGTGTAAGTCGAAAATATGTCGTCGAAATTCTGTAGGCCAACTTGAAATCCTGGTTTAAAACCATTACGAACAAAGTCCGTAATCTCACCTTCGATATCTTTAAATGTTGTGACATTCTCAAGCGGTACTGGTCTCGCTCCGGTAATACACTCTGCCAGTTTTTCTTTTCCATGTTTAAGTAAATATTCATTTGCGTCTTTACAGTCATCAAATGAAGCTAAAAAACAAACTTCAGCACCAAGTCTTCTTATAAGTTCTTGTTGCAAAGCTTGACCAGCTTCGTCCGCATCAACAGCTAATATTATTCTTTCTTTATCTTCAAAGTAATCAATACAAGCATCTAAGTAATCTAAATTGTTACTGTTTAATGTAGCTCCGTTAGGTACAGATATTGAATTAGGTATGCCAGCTTCATGAAGTGCTAACACATCCATTTCGCCTTCTACTATAATGCATTGGTCGTAACCAATTATACTGTTTATATTATAAAAGACTTTCTCAGCGCCCTTATACAATTTAAAGTTTTTTCTTCCATCGCGATACTTAACATTGATAAGTTGATCGCCAATAAAATAATTGAACTTTATAACGTTCTCGGTTTTACCGGTTTGTGGCATGTACTCTGGACCCTCGCCGATCTTAAGATCTTGAAGGGTTTTCTGAGTAATTCCTCTTGTACTAAACCAGTCTTCAACTTTAGTACTTACTTTTTGCACAGTAGGCGTGTCTGGTCTTATATAGACTTTTTCAGAAGCACCTTTACGTTGATAAGTATGTAGTTGAAAGCTAGTGTTACAATTATGGCAAGTACCGAGACCACGTTCCCAATCATAAGAAGCACATTGTGCTTTTTGGTTTTTAGGTTGTCTATCAGAAGAACACAAGGGACAAGTCCCCTGTGGTTTACCTTCAGCTAGACCATATTGATTGAAATCATCAATCAAGAATCCATTGATCTCACTTGTTTGCATTAATCTTCTATTAAGGTTATTTCACCGTTTTTGTTTTTACGAGCAATTATATAATCCTCCATTTAAAACGGAAGATCATCCTCTACTTTTTGAGGTGCGCTTGCTGCTTGAAAACCTCCATTGCCTTGAGCATCATCTCTTGGTGGCACAGCTACATTACTTCCATTAGTCCAAACAACTTTAACATTACCTAAATAAACTTTAGGTGCTTTAGCTTCGCGTTCTTCTTTACTCTGCTCTATAATAATAGGACCATTGTTGCCGAAGTTATCAAGCTCGTCGTTTAACGTAATAGTAACAGGTAGGTATTTACCTTTCTTACCTACATAGATCTTACTTTTATCAATTTGATCTAAATTAATACTTGTTTTAATAATACTTGCCATTTTAGTAAGTGTTTAATTGGTTAAACATTCTTGTTAACTGGTCTTTATTAGCTCCAGTGTTTCTACGTAGATTATCTACTGCTTTTACGTGGTTTTGATTTGTGTAAAAGTTGGTTTCATTGGTTTTGATTCCTGTTACGGTACATACTCTTTTTCTGGTTCTTGGCATAATTAAAGTGTTTCGGATTTAAAATATTGGTTTGGGTCAAAATCTTTACTGTCAAAGAATAACTCATACTGAGCTACTGCTTCTTGCACTTTACGTTGACCTTTTTCGTAAAATGAGCTTGAACATTCGCATATTTTTATTTGATGGGTGTTTTTGTCTATTACTATAAATAGCATGTCATAGCCAAATAACTGATTGTAGATAAAAGCTTGGCTATCGTAATTGTACTTAGATGCAGAGTATCTGAATTTCTCTATATCGTTTGTAGTTTTTAAGTCTATAACTAATCTTTCACTGTGATTAACTATGTCAGCTTTACCTTTCCACATTTTACCCTCAATCTCTTTAATGCCTGGAATTTCATATTCTACTTCTCCACTAGTAATTAGATCTTTGCATACGGTGTTAGACATCATCTTGTCAACCATTAACTCAATTTGATCTACTTCTTGCTGTAGTAAACATAATTCTCCATTAGAGATCTCTTTATACGCTTTAGTATTCCTTGTAGTTGACTGTACTATCTTAAAGTTTTTAAGCTTATTAGGTTCTAGTATAGCGGTATGAAAATAACCGCCAACTAAGAACGCTGGTATAGTCTTTTGAGGAATATGAAGCGCTAAAGGATTTTTTAATAAAGTAGATATATCAGAGTTGCTTAGATATTGTTTTCCAAACTTACCGTAGTAATGCTCGTCTTCTTCTAACTTTTTTAAAATTGCTTTAGTGTCCATTTAGAGTGTTGTTAATTCTTGTTCCACCTCCTTGGTTAGAACATACTTAGCTTTGATAGCTTCTAGTTTACCGCCTGACTTAATGAAATCTTTTGCCTTAGCTATTTGCGTAGCATTCATTGGTGTTTTTGAGTGGTCATTACTAGCATCACTATCTTGGGTGTCGTCAATTAGAAACAAATTACCTAAAGAATATTTCTTACCATAAGAAGATGCAGAGCCAAATTGCTGAGGTGTCTGCATACCTTTTTGTAGTAAGTCAACACCAACTAAAGCTGTAGCCGAAACGTGGTTTTCACCATCTGAAATCGTAGCTTTGCTTTCTAGTATAGGCATTGGTTGGCTATTGATTAATGTCTCATTAATCGTAACAGATACTCCTAGTTCTAATAGATAGGGTTTTGTTGCTTCTAAAATGTCTTCGGCAGATCTGAAGTTGTACTTACCGAATGAGTTAAATCTACTTTTCTTCGATTTAAACTTTGTCTGAATAGTTGAGAGCTTTTCGTTTATTGTCATTACATTATTGGTATTTGGTCTTATATATATAATCACATATATAAAACTGGTTTTACATTTATATTAATATTTAACTTACAGATAGTCAATCACTTGCGCGGGGTCTACATTTTTAATTAAACTTTGTACAGCTTGCTTCTTTAGCTCTGAAACTCTTACGTAATCACTAGCGCCTTTTATGTTTAATTTAGCAGCTATTTCTTTAGCAGAGTGCTTATCACAGTCTAATCCGTAAGACAATCTCAGTACTTCGTATTCGTTTTTAGTTAAATGCTTTAACATTAAACTTTTTAAATAAGAATTTAATAAAGCTATATTATACGGCTCTGATTTATCAGGCACTTGATAGGTCATATCTTCATCATCTTCATAAGGATTAGCATCAATACTTAAAAAGATGCTATTAAAGAACATGCTAACCATCTTCTCATCATTAGGATTCTTACGTATTTCGTTCATCTTGTGCTCTGGTATACGTATATCGCCTCTGTTTATATCTACAGCTCTACGTATAGAACCTTTAATGCGTTTAGAAAAGAAAGACTTTAAGGTTTTTTCTTGATCTTCAGAGCTCTCTAACGTTAGGTAGTCTAATTTGTCAACTGACTTTATAAGACCAACTGATCCTTCTTGAATTAGGTCGGTTATTGTCATGACGCCTGAGGCTTGCTGACTGGTTGAGAATTTACGAGCTATGTTTTCCACGAGAGGTAAGAACTTAGTTATAAGTTCATTTCTTTCGTAGCCAGTAAGATTTTTGAGGTCAGGTTGCGAAGCTTTGACATCCTCTTTATATCTTATATAGTTCTTAATATTATATTTTTTCATTTAGAATTAATTTTTCATGTTTAAGTTCATTGTTCATTTTTCTATGTATTGTTCTAGTTGAGCAATTAAGCGCCTTAGATAAACCTTTAATTGTTATAGCATGTCCTTCGTCATTTATAGCTAGCATAGCCTCGTAGATGTCTTCTATCGTTATGCTTGTTTTTCTACCAATTAACTTACCTACTATTTTTAGTTTTTCATCAGTGCTTAGTCCTGTGTAATCATTGAATATAATCTTCCTTAGTTTATTGTTGGGAGGTTCTTCAAGATCACTCTGGTTTATATCTCGTATTATATTAGTTAACTTGTCGGGTTTTATGGTGAATGTAGTAAATCCATTGTCTTTGTTTGAAATAAATATGCATAGCTTCTTGAATTTATTTTCAATTAGATTAGGATTTAAAAACCATATAACTCTTAAGTGCCAACGTAAAGATTTATACGTATTTATCAATGCTTTACTTCTAAATAAATCATAAAACTCATACGTACCCTCTTCGAAATAATATCCCCAGTCAAACGAATGACTAGGTTTATCTAACACAGGAAGTCTCCTATATATGATACGGTTATCGTTTAAATGTTCTATTTTTCTGTGTGACATTAGCCTGTTACTCTTAGTAGTTAATAGCCTATTGTCATATTAATATGACATGTTTTTAAGTCTGCGGCTATATTTGCGAATTAAAATTGCTTTACGCCTAAGTTCAGGCTCGTCTAAATGTGTATCATTTCTTGTTGAAATTAATATTTCATCAATTATCTCTTGTCTTAATTCATATATACTTCTCCATAAAAAATTTTTATGATCTCGTCTTCTTGTGCACCAAATTTTGAGGTTTCCTATATTTATTGTCATTTTTTCTGAAAGTTTTTATAGTGGATTTAACTATTTCGTTTGTTTCTGTTAGGTGTTTGTATAGTTTTATGCTCATATTTGTTTTTCTTTGTTACAGTTTTTACAGATGTTAAGGTACCCAGCGTTTAAAGCACCACATCCACAATTCCATGCGCTGTCTACTAGTGATTTATTCATTTGCAATCTATTAAATATCCATTCATAACTTGCTCGCAATAATCTTTACGAGAATAACTTAGCCAGCCAAAAGAATGTTGTCCAGGTCTAAGTTTTATTTTATTCCATTCGTCGTAATCAGCGTCATAATAAACACAATCACACATAACCTCTGGTATTACATAAATATCTTGTTCGAATACATCTTCAACATAACAAGACTGCAATAACACTAATAATAATAATGTTTTAAATTTATTCATAATTTCTGATTGCTTTAAATAATGGATGGCGATAAGAACCTGCTGGAGTTTTTTGGAAGAACGTGAACGTTGCTACCTTGCCAATATATGAGTCGGCATTGGTAAACATGGTTCGCATGATATCATAAGTTTCCATAACAGGCATACCAAAAGAAATACCGTTACTGTCAACAGCAAGAAACTTCCCAATTGTACCACTACGTTTACCTTTTCCTTCAACAAAGCCAGTGATTGTTGCTTCTGTGTCTTGGAAAGCTTTGAACTTGAGTAGATTGTTTGATCGTTTGTTTTCATAAGGTAAGTTTGTACGTAATATAGAGCCTTCGTAACCGGCTTTTAGGTTTTGATTGTTAAAGATAGTAGCTAAGCCTTTGTTAGGTGTTAGCGTAGTTGCTACTGATCGCACTTGAGGTAGGTTATAGCCTAGAAGCATAAGACGTATACATCTGTTACGGAAATCAAATGAATGATTGTTAGTTGTTTGGATATAATCGTAGCAGTGAAACTGAATAAGAGTTTGATCTTTAGTAGCATGTTGCGTGCGTACAAGAGATATAATCTTGTTAAAGTTATCTTTGAAGTCGTGATTGTATAGCTCGCCATCGAGTACAACAGTTGGGTTTGCTGCAAAGAAAGGTTTTAGTTGGCGACGTAGATGCTGAACGTTTTTGAACTTTTTACCGCTGCGACTGAATGCGCCTTGCTTTGTAAAGATACAACGTACGCCGTCAAGCTTGGGTTGAAGGAACATAGTTTGATTCCAGTTGATAGCTTTTTTTTGTTGTGCGAATGCAAGCATTGCAAATTTACCTTGTTTAATCGAGTTTATCATATTTGTTTTTAATTATTTCTATTTTTCTTTTTATTATCTTAGCTTTTTCGTAAGATTCTTCTTGTACGTATCTGTCTAGTAAGCTTTGTAATCTTATAAGCTCTAGGTCTAAAGTTTGTTTATCAAGGTCATCTTTACTTTCTACTATAAAGTCTGATTGACTATCTTGATTTTCAAAGACTAGATGTACTTCTGATGATACATTGAATATAGCTTTTACAACTTTAGTTGCTACACGTACAGCTAAATCATCCATTTGTTTGTCTGTCATATATATTATCCTATTGAGTTCGTATTTAGTTTGTAATTATCTTGCATTCCAGTCTGCTAATGATTGTAAAAACTCTACGCCTGTCATTTCCTCTTTTTCAGGCTCATGATCAATATCGTATTTCTCAATCAGTTTGTCAGGTTGTCCTACAAAAACTACTTTGTCTTGCCATACATCGTAAATCGATATAAAGACCTCAGATGTGTCGTTTTTAGGGAAGATAGTATAGATATACTCTTGACTCATATCAACCTCAGAGATAGCTAGAAGTTCAATTCTGTTAGTGTCTTCTAGTATACTTACAAGGTCAATTGCAAATTCACTTACGTTTTTATCTTTAATAGTTTTACAAACCTTAGCTAAGTCTACGCCTAATCCTGCAGGATAACCATCCCAATGTCTATATATATTGAAAAAAGCTTTTTCTACGTGATTATGTGCTTGGTCATAAGCCAAACCCTCTTGTCTTGGTATTACTCTTATTAATGCTCGTGTTGCCATTATGTTATAGTTTGTTGATTTAAAATGTGTAGTATTATATGTCTAGCACTACCTTGTAGCGTCTCTAAGACACCGTTTTCGTTAGCGTATTGTAACGTATAGCTCATTGGTTTGTGTGGCCTAGGAGGCGGACTATATTTATTACCTGCCATTATTCCGTTAGATTAGATTTAAACCATTCTCTAGCTTCGTCTAAAGTTTCTTTAGGAAATTGATCTCTGTATCCATTGTATATATAATTTACTTTCATATCTACGTTAAGTAATTTAATACCGTTGGTTTTGTCTAGTATTTCTATTTGTTCTTCTGTCATGTTATGTATTTGTTTCGTTTAGTAATGCTAAGTGATTCCATATTGTTAACTCTCTGCGTTTAAAAGAGATCTGAGCGTCTATCATTTCTTGAGTATAAGCAAAGTAAGGTTTTTGTATTGCTAAGTATTCTAAGCTATTTTCTAGTACGTTAATCTTAGCAAAGCATTTGTTTGCTGTTCTGTCTTTAATTTCTGCGTCTGTCATAATTATCCTATATAAGTTAATCCTTTATAATTAAACCAAGACTTGACGCCTGGAGTTTTAACTACCTCGTCGTGCTCATCAATGTCTTCACACGATATATAAGCGAACGTTGGAGGTAAATCGCCTAGCATATAGCCTTTATAGCTTTTACCATTTAGTTTAATTCTTGTTTTGTTTACTTTTTTAAGTTTATTCATATTTACATTTTTTACATTTACATGGGATCCACATTGAATACTTGCACATTTCATTATCTTCTGGAGTAACTATCGTAAGCGGGTATTTAATTGTGTATTTCATTATTTTTTCTTGAGTATTTCTTTTTATTCTTATAGACGTTAGGTCTTGTTGCTTGCCATATTTTTATAAGAGCTTCTTTGCTAAGTTTTGGGGACTTTGTTTTCATATCACTTATATTATCCATTAACAGTCGTATTTACTTTGTAAATAGTTCTCTGTTCTTAGTGTTATTGAATACCCATAAGTTGCCTTTTGAATGAGTTCTACGTGTTCTAGATTTGATTCTATCAACTTCCATAGACTGTTCAAACTCTTTTTGTGTAAAGCCTTGACAGTGATTGCCTTGACGTTCTTTATTCCACTGAATTACTTTAATTCTTTTCTGTTCTGCCATATATTGTTTAAGTTCTGTCATTGTCATAATCTAATTGTTTAAAAGTTCGTACTGTTGTTGCTGTAAATATTGTTGATGTTGTTGCTCTAACTGTATATTATACTGTGCTATTATATCTCTATTCCTTTTCATTAGTAAATGCTTCAAATGATTCTTCATCCATTTTGCTTTCAAGGTAGTCTAGCATATCGTATTCGTCAAACCAGTCTTCTATATCAAAACACATAACACTTACTGTTTGATTTCTTGGAAAAGCATTTTTAATTTCACTCATAATTGTATCAAAATCAGGTTTGTAGTAGTATACTTCAGCGAATGGAAGATTTTGAACATCTTGTGTTACATAGAATAGCTCGTAGCCATCAGCTGTGCTTAGTTCGCCGATTTCTATATCTGCATGCGAAGGTGTGTGAATGAAGTTAATATTTGCTTCTTCTTGAAATTTTTCTAATGTTGTCATATTATCCTAGTTTTAGTATTGTATTATTGAACTGATCTTCGGTTATTTCGCCTGCTAAAAACAGATGAATTAGTTCTTGTGTTAAATTTACTTTGTCATGTATTGTCATATTGTTTTCTTTACTATATTATCCGTCTGTGTTCGTATTTACTTTGTAATTTGTCAAGTATTTTATTACCTGCTTTTAATGATATTTCTTTATTTAGTATCATTCTAAATATTAGTTTTCTCAATGTTTTTTATTTTCTTTAGCTCTTTTTCTACTGCGGTTCGAGACATTTTACCTTCCATTTGTTTTAGTATTAGACTTGTTACGTCTACGCCATTATATATTGCTTGCATATTTTTTTTTATTATTGAGCCTGTAATCCAGACTTCGTTATCATTCATTATCTTAATTTTTGTTTGTTAAATATTGTACTAAAGTTTCTTCTGTATCTTTTGTCTATCATATTATGCTTCTTGTAATTCTGTTTCCATTTGCTCCCAGTTTGGTGTGTCGACGTGATCCATCAAGTAGTCATGCAGACAAGCGTATGCAGCTTGGTGTATATTATTTGGTCTGCCGTATAAGTCGTGGTCTTCGTAGTGGTATTCACTATTGTTAATTAGCATTAATTCGCAATCTCTAGTGTATATTACTGCATTGTCAAGATATTCGTGGAAGTAAGTGTAAAATTCATCTTGATCGTTTATTTCACCTTGATGAAAAGCTAGCCATACTTCATCTCTAAAGTTTTCGTGTAAGTTTAGTAGTTCGTTGTTTTCTAATTTTAAGTATAAATCCATATTTTATTTGTTTATTATATTATCCGATTGTATTCGTATTTACTTTGTGAGTATGTGAGCAAAAAACTCTGATCTTACTACATCTGTACTCGTCCATTCATTAAATGGATTGAATGATTCTAAGTAGAAATTAAATAGATCTTCCTCGTTTCCTTCTAGTACTAACGTATCTAATCCGTCAACGCTCGCATACGCAACTAGTTTTACTTTGCGATCATATAATTGCTCTAATGTGTTCTGTAAGTCTACAGTATCTATTTCTATTTGCATAATAATGTTTTTAATTCGTTTTTTAATTGTATAAGTTGTATTCTACTAGTTAAGCAAAATCTACTACGTGTAGATAAATAACCTATGCGTTTTCTGTATTCTTTTTCCATATCTTTATTTCTTTTAAGCATTCAGTTAAGCTAATTTCATTAAGGTTATAGCCTTTTTTAGCTAAGTATATTTCAAATTTCTTATCGTATATGTTATTCATACTAGTAAAAGTCTTGTCTAATCCAGTTGTTGATAATTCTGCTAACTTTTAAGCGATCGCTTCTATCTAAAGCTATAAAATCTTTATCGCCTGACCAACCATTGTTGAGGTTAGTTTTGTCTTCGTAGATTTTACACGCTACGTCGTGATAATTTAATGTATTCATAATTTAATTTTTTAGTTGCGTAGCGAGAATCGAACTCGCATAAACCATTTACGCAGTCATTAGTTAATATTTTAGAGGCAACTAATTCTATAAAACTCTTTATTCTATTATCCATTAAGGATCGTATTTACTTTGTATCGTCTAGTAGTAATTTTATTACTGCTTGCTTATCATGTTGATCACATGTGTCATAACCGAACTCGCCGAAGTGTACTTGTGCTAACCGATCCATTTCGTTGATAAATTGTAGTGCATTCATAGTTTTTATTTGTTTATATTATTATCCATTTACTGTCGTACTTACTTTGTAAAGCCATTCTTCTATAGTTTCATTGTAAAGCATTTCTATCTTACTAGCTTTCATTATAACTATTTCTTTAGCTATCTGCTTTTCGCTACCGTAATAGCTTTCGTTCATTTTCGCTAATTCTAGCTTAGCTAAGTTTTGTACAGTCATTGTAGTGATATTAGGCGTAAGAGCTTCGTTGCTTGCTTACGTATATATTATCCAGCTAGCATCGTATTTAGTTTGTAAAAAGGTGTAGTATAATTTAATAGACAGGAAAGTATAGATAGTATACCGCAGTGACACTATGTCATGACGGATTGTCATATGATATACTATAGATATATATAATAGTAATGTAGTATAGTATAGATATAACTAATAGTAGTAGTATAAAGTAATCTTATAGTATATATAGTAGTATAGATAGAACTTATGACTAAGAAACCCTGAATATATAGGGGGTATCGGAGGAAAAAGCCGAAAGTTATGGCAAAAAACCCAAAAAAAGAGGGGCCGTGGGGTAAATGAAAATCATTCTGTAACTGGCTGGTAGTGAAGCATATAGAGGTATAGTACTTTACTTCCCTATAATAGCATAAAACAGTGACAGTAGCCTATTAAGGTTACTAGTAAGGGGCTATTGTCACACCCCTATGGTTATTATTCGTACTAAGTTTGTAAGATTAGTAAATAACATGTAAAATGTGTAAGTATATAGAGTATACAAACATACAAAATAACAACTATGGCTGCAAAAGTAGGTAATACAGCAATATCAGCGGTATATGTCGGTGGTACAACCATCAGTGCTATGTACGTAGGTACAACACAGGTATATCCATAACAAAATATAACACATGTCTATAATTTATTCTTACCCCACATCACAACCAACGGTAGATGACCTATTAATAGGTACAGACGTTAACGATGAAAACGCAACTAAGAGCTTTACTGTTCAAAGTCTTGTGTCACTCATCAACGCAGCTGCAGGTTCAGGCACAGTAACCTCTGTTCAGATAGCTACTGATGCTTTTCTTTCAGCCACTGGCGGTCCGATCACAGATGCAGGCGTTATCACTATGGGTCTAACCGCTACAGGTACTCCATCTACTGCTACTTTTCTTCGTGGAGATAATCAGTGGGTAACACCTACTGTATCTGCAGGTATAGGTGTTTTTAACGAAGGTATTTCTATAACTAACGACATGTCTAGTGTTAATTTTGTAGGTAATGGCGTTTCTTCATCTTCAGATTCTTTTGGTAATGTTACAGTTAGCATTGTAGGAGCGACATCTACAGTAGACACCGTATCAGCAGGCACAGGAATAGGAGTTAATCAAACAACGGGCGACATTATAGTTTCAAATACAGGCGTTACTAGCATAATAGCTGGAACTAATGTTACGTTAGCAGGTACTGGAACTGGTCAAGTAACTATAAACGCTAGTGGAGGAACTAATGGAGTAACTATAGTTCAACCAGGTAGTGGTCTTGTATTGGAGTCTGGAACAACAACATCTAACCCTACTATAGGAATAGATTACACAGGCGCAGACACTTATATAACAGTACCTAGTTCAGCTACAATAACCTCAACTGATTCTATTAATTTTCAAGATGGAACCACAGGCGTTAGCAAAACCACATTAGCAGATATTCCTGTAACCGCACTGACGTTAGTTAATACAGCTATAACAGATTCAGTAGCTGATGTTGTTAAAAATAACACAGATACATATACAAGTCTTGGTGATGTTGATCAAGTTATAACACTTACAGATGCTGAGTACACGGCCATAGCAACCAAAGACGGTAATACATTATATCTAACTACTACTACAGGTGTAACTAATTACACTAAAACATTAGCGGTAGATTCTACAGGTATAACAGGTACTCAATATGTTTTAACTGGAGATCAAATAGGAGCAACTAAAACAGGAGCATCAGGATCTAACTATGCTTTTTCAACAGGTATAAGTTTAACTAGCGGTTACCAATGGGCTAGCGGAGCGCCTACCATTAGTAATGCCGCAGGAGTATTTTCAAGCACAGGCACTGTTACTACAAATCTAGGAACTGGTACCATAGAAGCTATACCAGCTGGATCGGGAACAGCTACGGTTACTATAGTAGACGGTTTAACAAAAGAAAACGGTGCGGTTAACGGAACCAACTACCAAATTGTAGCCGGCACAAACCCACTTACAGGTACAGCTCCATTTACTTATACTAGTTCTAATTTCGGCGTAGCAGCTAGTATAATAGGTCTTGCTGCTGAATGGGAAATAGTAAGTCCAGTTTATACATACAGTCCAACTAGTGGAACTGTAGCAAGCGGGCAAACAGCTCCTGTAACATGTACTGTAACTGGAACTGTAAGAAAGAAATCATACACGTTGACATATAATATTACTGATTCTAACACTGGTGGAACTATAAACACAGATTATACTATAAGTAATTCAACCACAGGTCAACCATTTACAGGCGGAACAGCTCCTTTATCTCAAACGATGACCGCGGTCTATAATACAGCATACAACTTTAGCACTAATTACACTAATGTATCGGGTGCAGGAACATCGACTACCGTAAATAGTAGAACTTTAGCAAACCCAATAACAGGTAATATAACTGCTGATGTTACTCTGTCTAATACAATAGTAAGCACGACAGGCTCTACAAGCGGTACAGCTGCATTAACTACTACAAATCAAATTACTTCTCCAGATGGAACAGGTACTGGAACAGGCTATACAGCTCAAGCTCAATATAGCATTGGATCTGGTAGTACTAACTGGATAAACTACACTGGAGTAATAACCCAAACAGTTGGTACTGTTGTTAATTTCCAATATACTTTTAATATAAGTTCTGGTTACACGGCTCAAACTGGTCCTACGTTCTCAGCTATAACTCCAATAACTATAACTAGTGGAGCTCAAACAGCAACAACTACACTAAGCGGCGCTGTGATAGCACAGTTAACAAGTATCAACAATTGTACATCTTTAAAAAGTTCTGCTGCACTAGCTTGTGCTGCTTACCCAGGATTTAATTTCTACTATCACAATGGATCTGGAACTTATCCAACACAGAATGACAACATATACTCAGACGCAGCAGGAAATAATCCACTAGCAAACGGTTACTACGCTATATACTACGGCTCTGCAACCGGAGTAACTATATATGTTACAGGCGGCGCGGGCTTGATAAGTCAAAATCCAACTACTTGCTAATAAATAACTTTATATAAAAAAATAATAAATGTCAATAATCTATAGTTACCCAGAACAAGGCGCTACGGTAAATCCTAATGATATGCTCATCGGGACTTCAGCTACTAAAGTTGGTGGTAAGCAAAAAAACCTTACTAAAAACTTTACTATACAGCAGATAGCTGATTTCATAAACGGTGGTTTAGGTTTAATTGATCCCGTTGCCACTGACTTTCAGATACCAGTGTTTAATCAAGGTGGATTAAAGATAACTGGTTCTATAATGTCTCAAGACTCTTCACCTAGTAATGGCGTAGCTGGCACAGGCATAACAGTAGCAGGTAATTTAACAGCTACTGGAAATCTATTAGTTTCTGGAAGTACCACTTTAGGCGGAGCACCGGGTACAACTATAAGTTTACTTGGCCAAACAACATTCACAGGAGCTGTAAGAGATGTAAACCAATCATTAGGTTTAAATAATCAAATATTATTATCTAATGGTAATAGTCAATTAGTTTGGCAAAACTATGAAGCTGGTCTTACTTATGAAGGTACATGGAACGCTGCAAATAATACAACAAACGGATTAGCTAATTCACCTGCTTTAGTTCAAGGTACAGGAGTAAGCGGTCATTTTTATATAGTTAATGTAGAAGGAACAACTAGCTTAGGTCCTGGTTTAAACGACTGGCATGTAGGTGACTGGGCTATATTCTTAGACGAAGGTGGTCAACCAGCTTCATGGCAAAAAATTGACAATACATCTACACTAACGGGTTCTGGTACAGCTGGAACTCTTTCTAAGTGGACAACACCTACAACATTAAATGATTCTTTAGTGTCTGAAACAGGTACAGTTGTATCTGTAAATGGAGATTTAAAAGTAAAAGACACTATACAGGCTACTACAACTAGTTCAAATCTCAAACTTAAAGGTAATGGAACTGGTGGTGTAGAGATAATGAGTGCTGACGGGGTTACTGACGGCAAGATAACATTAAACTGTTCTCAAAATACACATGGTGTAAGTATACAAAGTCCAGCACACGCAGCTAGCCAATCTTATACACTGATACTACCTACTCAACAAGGTACACTAAATCAAGTTCTTACTTCTGGTAACGGAACAACATCACAACTTACATGGTCAACTCCAAGCACTGGTACCGTAACTAATTTTACTACGGTTTCAACAGCTATACCGGGAATAACAACAGCCGTAACTAATCCAACAACAACACCTGAATTAACTTTAAGTATAACGGGAACTCCAGGAGCGGCATTGTTTTTAGACGGAACAGGTAACTGGTCAAGTCCAGGTGGTGGCGTAACAGATATAATAGCAACAGCACCTTTAAACGCCAGCGCTGCAACAGGTAGCGTAACGTTATCAATGCCTGCTTATGCTACAGCTACCGGAGGTTACGTACCTTCTGGCGGAGCTACAGGTGAATATTTAGACGGACTTTCAGGAAATTGGACATCATTACCAGTGAGTGGAGTAACAAGTGTTACTGGAACAGCTAATAGAATAGCTATAACTGGAACTGCAGCAGCTCCTGTTGTAAACGCTGTAACTGGAACTGTTAATTCAAGTTCTTTAACTTTAGCTACAGGTCAAGAAATACAAAGTGCAATAGATTTAGCTCTAAGTGGAGCTTTAACGTTCAAAGGTACATTTAATGCTTCTACCGGCGAAATACTGTCTGGTGTTAATATAAATTTATATCTTTACAATTGCCCTGGAGGTGCTGGAACTAGAGTAGCTGTTTCAGTTGGAGATTTATATATAGCTAGTGTTGCTGGATCTTTCTACTGTAGTGGTGCTAATGTAAATATAGGTGATGAAGTTATAGCAACAGTAGCAGCACTTGCAGACGCTTCTGTAATAGGTGGATGGAGTGTAGTACCTTCAGCTGGCGCAGGAGTCACAGATGTAACATTTAGTAGCACGATTAATCCGTCTGCTGGACCCGCATTAACTATAACACCAACCACTGGAAGTGTAGTTGTTTCGGCTAATGTATTTGGAGGAAACGGACTGCATGGTATAGTTTCGTCTGGTTCATCATCTAATGATAACTTATATTTAAAAGGCGATGGATCTTGGGCATCTGTTCCTGCTGGTTATACCGGCTGGACAGTTCAACAAGATAGCGGTACTAATATAACTGTTTCATCTGGAGCAACACTACCTATAAGAGGAGTAGTAACAACAGGAGGTGCAGGAATATCAACAGATAACAATGCAAGTGATGTAAATATAGCTTTAATAAATGCAGGTGGTACTCCAAGCAGCTCTACGTTTTATAGAGGAGATGGTCAATGGGCTGCACCAACTGGAGCTAGTGCAACTATAACAACTAGATCAACAACTACAGCTAATGCTACAACTACCGTGTTTGCTTTAGGTGCAACTCCAAATGGAGGTTCAACAAGTTTTGTAGATGTATTTGTAGATGGTGTATATCAAGAAATAAGCACATACAGTGTAACGGGAACTACTAATATAACTTTTGGTGCAGCTGTACCTTCAGGAGTAACGGTAGAAACTAAAACTATTTCAGATTACAGTGTAGGCGCTGCGGTTCAAAGTGTAAATGGAATGACAGGTGCTGTTCTTCTTAGTAACCCACAATATGTTGCTGGAAATATAAACCCTGCAGTAAACGGCAGTTTATATATATTTGATTCAACCACTACGGCATATACGATAACTCTACCAGGTTCACCCTCTCTTGGTGATTCTATTAAAATATCTAATAGAGGAGGTTTAGCAACAAACGTATTAGCAGCTAATGGTAATAACATAATGGGCGCTTCTACAAATTTAACAATAAATAATGTAACATCAGCTTTTGAAATAATATGGGCAGCTGGATCTCAAGGATGGGTAATAATCGGTAACGTATAAAATAATAAATAAATAATATGAGTGATTTAACAGATTTTTTTCCCGCTGCAGGCGGTGGCGGTGGTGGACTGTCGACAGATCCAAGCGAAATGAGCAGAGTGTATGTTTACCAACCTAGATGCGAGGTCAAGCATGCAGAATCAAGTCATTCTTTTTTAGCCGATCAATATTACAACATTTTTTCTATGTATAAAGGAGGTATTTATACACAACTAACCGCTGCGGATACTTATGTAACGACCCATGATATAACTTCTTCAACCCCAGGTGGAGGAGTTTTACGTTTATTGCAATTTGCTAGTTTGTATTCAGGGGTAATAGGTGACTCTTCTACTTGTAGAATTACACTAGACGGGACAGAGTATATCTTTTCACCAACATTGACTTATGCCGATAATTGGGGTTATTACAGACCTTTAATGGGTAATTTTGTTTTAGATGGTATGTGTAGAGTTGCCAATAATACTGGAACTGGAGTTGACACAAATAATTTTGGTAATAATTATAGAGGAGTATGGTCAGGTGGATCTGCAAGCACCGAAATGTTTTCAGGTGGCTTTACTCCGGGCTCGCAGAATACCACTGGTTATACTTACGTACCAACAGTGGGATCTATGGGTCAATTAGGCGGAATTAGATTTAAAGAAAGTTTAAAAATAGAATTTAAAGCAGATAAAGTTGCCGCAGGTAGTTACGCTTCCAACAGGGTTTGCTCATTAGTAACAAAATTTTAATTATGAATTACAATCAATTACACGAATCAGATCCTTATACGTATCCACCTATTGGAGACATGACAGAAGAAGAAGCAATGGAGCTTGCTCGTCAAGAAGCAAGAAGTTGGAGAAATGTACAGCTATTTAACACAGATCATATAGTGCCTTTAACTGATCACCCAGATCACGCAGCTACACTAGCATATAGAGTAGCTTTAAGAGATTGGCCATCAACATCTGATTTTCCAGATACAAAACCAACTTTATAATAAATGGCATTAACTAAAGTTTCAACTGGCGTTGTAGATATGAGTGGAGACACCGGAGGCTTAGTTATAGCTAAAGGCACTACAGCTCAACAGCCAACGTGCACAGCTGCTAACCTTGGTTCTATCCGAGAGAATACAGATGAAAACAAAGTTGAAGTTTGTACTGCTGGTGGCGGTACTCCAGCTTGGCGGTTTTTTGAAGAAGTTGGACCGTCTTTTACACCATTAACAGCTGAATACTTAGTAGTTGCTGGTGGCGGTGGTGGTGGAAATTTTGATGCCGGAGGAGGTGGTGCGGGTGGATATTTAACAAACTTTGGCGGAACCGCTATAGCTTTATCTTCTGGAGACCAAAAAAACATTTCAATAGGAAAAGGAGGTACAGGCGGTATTAAGGTTGCACTTACTTCGCAAGTAGGAAGTAATTCTTCTTTTGACACGATAATAGCTTACGGCGGTGGTGGAGGAGCGTCTGACAATAACACAGGACCTTCTTCTAACGGTGGTTCAGGTGGTGGTGCTGCTGGAGGAAGTAATTCAACAGTGGGTTTAGCAGTGTATGGCGCTCAAGGAAATAATGGTGGAACTGCTTCTGGAAATAACGGAGGTGGAGGTGGTGGTGCCGGCGAAGCTGGTAACATCGACGGCCAAGGATATGGAGGTGATGGACTTTCGAACTCTATAACAGGCACAGCTACTTTTTACGCTGGCGGTGGCGGTGGAGATTCTAGAACTTCTGGTGCTCCTGGTGGAGATGGTGGAGGTGGTGCGGGAAGCGGCACAACGGCGAACAATGGAACGCCAGGTACAGGTGGCGGAGGTGGTGCTCTTGGAAATACCACTAGCTCTCAAGGTGGAACTGGAGGCTCAGGAGTTGTGATACTTAGGTTTCCAATAAGTTATTCAGCACCAACTATAAGCAATATAAGTCCAGCTGGTGGATTGACTATAACTAACAGTACAGACGTAACTCATAGAGTAATGACGTACACTTGCACAACTAACGCAACTGTTTCAGCAACATTAACATTTTAATAAATGGCAAATACTAGAGTAACTAACCCTGTAACGGATTTTGATAAATCAACAAGTCTACCAGGATTAAAACTACCTAGCGGTACTAACGCTAACCAACCATCTGGAGTCCAAGGTATGATTAGAAATGATACTGGTGAAACCACAGGAGGTTCAGCTAGTGCTATAGAGCATCACAATGGAACTAACTGGCAGTATTTTGCAGCTACAGAGTCTGCTGATCCTATTATACCCGAAAGTCCTTATAATAATGTTTTATATACAGGAAATGGAACTGCGAGATCAATAACTGGAGTAGGATTTGAACCTGATTTAGTTTGGATAAAAAAACGAAATAGCGCATCAAATTCATCTCATATGCTTTTTGATAGTGTGAGAGGCGTTGATAAGGTTATAATAACTGATTCTACACAGGCTCAGTATGACGGCGGAGGTAATGGTTATCAAACTTCTTTTAATACAGATGGATTTTCAATTACAGGTAATGGTTTTGTAAATCAAAGCGGCAATACTTTTGTGGCTTGGTGTTTTAAAGCAGGTGGTGCAGCAGTAGCTAACACAGATGGAGATGTAGAATCTCAAGTGTCTGCAAACGTAGCTGGTGGATTTAGTATTGTTAAAGGTACTGGTAGTGGTAGTGGTGTACAATCTGTAGGCCACGGATTAAGTTCAGCACCTGAATTTGTTATAGTAAAAAATATAAATCTAACTGATAATTGGTTTTGTTTAGTTCCCGGTTTAACATCTACTAATTATTATATGAGAATAAATACTACAGACGCAGAAATAAACAACGGAACCCCTACTATTTTTGCAGATTCTACTACGGTTAGTGTTCGACAAAATTCTATGGGATCTTGGGGTAATTTAATAGCCTACTGCTTTGCTTCAGTTCCTGGTTATTCTAAAGTAGGGAGTTTTGTAGGAACAGGAGCTGCTGGATTAAAAATTGATCTTGATTTTGAACCTGCTTATATACTTACAAAAAGAGTGTCTTCAAGTGGTGCAAGTTGGGCAATAATAGACAATAAAAGAAGCACTGGCTCAGACAAAAAGGATTACTTACAGGCTAATTCTTCTGCAGCTGAAACTACTTCTAGTAGCGGTATAACCTTTAATACGGATGGCTTTACCTTTAACGGATCATCTTTTAATACTAATGGAGCTACTCATATGTATTACGCAATAGCTTAACATAAACATGGCAAATACAAAAATAACAAACCCTGAATTATTTAATCTAGGAGATTCAACTTCAGCTACGCAATTACCTGTAATGACAACTACACAGAGAATTGCTATGGTTCCAACTACTTCAGCATCATCGTTCAATATAGACTATTTAGTAGTTGCAGGTGGAGGAGCTGGTGGTGGTTGGTATCGTGGAGGTGGTGGTGGTGCTGGTGAATTAAAAGAAAGCGCATCGAGCGTTGCTTTAAGTACTGGATCTTCTTACGTTGTAACGATAGGAGCTGGTGGCATTGGGGTTGGAGTTAGCTCAGATAACGGTTCAAACGGGAACAACGGTAGTAACTCTACATTTTACAACATAACGTCACTAGGTGGTGGTGGTGGTTCTCCTGGGGATAGTTCATCTGGAAACGCTGGATCTGACGGTGGTTCAGGTGGTGGTGCAGGTGGTAACTGGGGTGGAGCTGCGGCTAATGGAGGCTCTGCTACCGGAACTGGCTTAGGAAATAATGGTGGTGTTGGAGGACCGGGTTCTAGCGTTTGGCAATGTGGTGGTGGCGGTGGTGGAGCTACTCAAGCTGGCTTTAATGCCGGAACATCTGGTACTGCTGGAGACGGTGGGGCTGGAAAAACATATACAGATGCCACTAGTATAACTGGACAAGCTTTTAGTATAGCTGGCGGTGGTGGCGGTGCTAATTACAGTAGCGGTAATATTACTGTTGGCGGTATTGGTGGTGGTGCTGCTGGAGCTTCAGGAACTACTCCCTATACAAGTGGGCCTTCCGCGGCAAATAACACTGGAGGTGGTGGTGGTGGTGGTAACGGCGTACCCGCGTCAAGTTCAGGAGCTGGAGGAAATGGAGGCTCTGGAATCGTAATACTTAGATACGCAACAGCTGGTGTTTCTAGTTATACAACAACCGGAATAACTCCAACAGAAACTACAGACGGCACAGACACTATACTTAGTTTTACAACTGTAGGTACTGGTACGATAAACTTTACAGGCGCACTAATACCTGGAACTCCACCTATGACTGATGGTGAAATGATATTTAACTCTACTACAGATAAAGTAGAATATTGGGATGGAACTAAATGGTATGGTATTACTTATGAAGTGGTAGTTAATCCAGCAGTAGATCCAACTGGCAATGGTGGCGTTTGGGCTTATTACCCTTTAACGTCTAATTCAAACGATAGTTCTGGTAATAATAGAAACGCAACAAACAATGGAGTATCTTTTAGTGCTGATGGGGGACGTTTTACTGGTGGAAATTCAATATCACCTCCAACTGGTTTTATTGATTTTGGGTATACGCAAACTTGTTGGGTAAAAGATTTATCAACTCTAGCGCCTCATCGTATCTTTAGCTTTAATGGGCATGCGGGTGGATATTATGGTTTTACTAGTGCAGAATTTTATTACTACAATAGTTCCCAAGTTGGGTTTTTTACTTACCAAAGAAGCACTAGTGGTACATATTATTACACAAATAACACTATAAACAGCTTCAATAGTGGTTATAATTTAGTGGTTGCGCAATTTGTTTCTGGACAACTTGTTAAATTTTCTTTAAATGGACAAACTTTACAAACGGGAACCTTAAATATTACTAGTGGAAATCCAGGTGGTCCGTTTCAAACTGTTAGAGAAATTGGTCGTAGTTTTACAAACGGAGCATATACTAATGTTCAAGATTCTTATTTCAGAAATTACAGATTATACGATAGAACTTTAACAGATGCAGAAATAATGACAATCTATACCTACGGCAGTGTATAGATAAGAATTTGCATAAATGGAAATAACAACAAAAACAAGTGATAATATAAAACATAGTTAACGGTTTACTAGCTATGATTAAACCAAAAGTGTAAACCAACCAATAAAACCAAAACCAATGACGTTTTTTTACCAGACTCAATCGTGGAATAGTCAACCACAAGTAACCCAAGAAACCATAGAGCTATGGAAACATTTATCTGAAAAGTCTAACTGGAGGATAGTACAATTAGCAAATGGATTCTACCAAACCGAACACCAAGATGTTAAAGAAAAAGACACTTGGAGCGACGTTACCCGAAGAGAAACAATTGAAGGCGCTGAAAAAGCAATAGATTCTTCAGTTGAGCATTTTAAAAGAAAAATTGCTTTCTTAGATGGTCCAAAAGTCGTTAAAACCTTTGAATAATGCTAGACATCGTTCAGACTATTGAATACATAGCTTTTATTGGTATAATACTAGCTCTGATACACTACTACAATCAATCAAATTAAATTAAATTAAATATGTCAGACTTAATAGTCAAGAATCTTTCTTTTGGGCAAGAAGCTCAAGATAAAGTGTTTGAAGGAATAAACAAACTCACAAAAGCCGTTAGCTCTACATTAGGCGCTAGCGGTAAATGTGTACTACTAGAAGATGGTTCAGGTAACCCGTTAATCACCAAAGATGGTGTAACAGTTGCCGATACAATAGTATTATTGGACCCAGTAGAAAATATGGGAGCTACGCTTTTAAAAGAAGCAGCTCGTAAAACAGTAAGAGAAGCTGGAGACGGTACAACTACCGCAACAGTTCTAGCTTATGCCGTACTAAAGGAAGCTCAAAAAGTTCAAGCTGATATAAGTTCTAGAGACTTAAAAAGCGGTATTGAAAAAGCAACCGACAAAGTAGTGGCATACCTAGAAAAAAACAGCACTAGCGTTCAAGGCGATATGATTGATCAAATCGCTACTATATCAACCAATAACGATCCTTATCTAGGTAAAATTATTGGTGATGCGTTTAGAGCTGTAGGAGACACAGGAGTAGTGATGATGGAACAATCAGCTGAAGCTGATACAGTTGTTGAAATAGTTGATGGAGTTCAATACGATAAAGGTATGACTAATCAACACTTTATAACTGACCATGTTAAGAAAACAGCAGAGCTAAAAGATGCTGCAGTGCTTCTTATTGAATCACCTGTTGAAAATGTAAGACAAATACAGTCTGTTTTAGAATACGTTATTAAAAATGACAAACCTCTATTAATCATTGCAGATGTAGAACCAGCAGTTGCTTCTACGCTAGCCATGAATAAGACTAAAGGTAATATTAAAGTAAACATTATAAATGCACCTACTTTTGGTATTAATAAAAGAGAAATACTAGATGATCTAGCTTTATTAACAGGAGCAACTGTTATTAACGAAGATCTCGGTGATGATATGGATTTAATTCAACCAGAACTTCTAGGTAATTGTATCAGATCAGTAACAACTGAAAAAGATACTATTATACAGGTTCAGGATTCATCAGAAGAGATTCTAGAGATCATAGAGCAAATTAAAGAAGATTTATCAACTACACAGAACCCAGGAGCGGTAATACGCTTAGAAAAAAGATTAGCTAGGTTATCAGCTAAAATAGCAGTGGTTCAAGTTGGTGCTAATTCTGATATAGAGTTAAAAGAAAAAACAGATCGAGTAGAAGATGCTATATGTGCTACTAAGGCTGCGATTAAAGAAGGTATTGTTCCAGGAGGTGGAATTGCACTACTAAACGCTTCACAAAACATAGTTGCTAAGTCAACTGGGGAAGAAGTGTTGCTAGAAGCAATTAGAGCGCCTTTTAAGACGATATTAGATAACGCTGGTATATTAGAATATGAATTACCAAAGAGTAAAGGTAGAGGTCTTAATGTGGTTACAGGTAATATGGTAAATATGATTAAGCAAGGAATTATAGATCCTCTATTAGTTACCAAAAGTGCACTTCGTAACGCAGCTTCTGTAGCTACTACAATATTATCAACTGATTGTGTAATCAATAATTTAAGAATTGATGAAAGCAATAGGTAATAACGTGGTGATTGTGCCTGTAAAAGTTACAGGTGACAAAACTAAAGGTGGATTACTTTTAGTTAAGAAAGACAGAGAAGACATAAGATATATCAAGGCTGTGATTCGCTCAGTTAGCGACGAAGTAAAAGCTTTAAATGAAGGCGATGAAATCTATTACGATAGACATGCAGGTCATACAATAGAATTTGATAAAGAACAGTACACTGTAATTAAAATACAGGATATTGTAGTTGTTTTGTGAGAAAATTAGAGGCTAGTGACATTAGGGACTTAAACCTACTTAAACACTATAGGATAATTAGAAGATGGGCGTGTAGGAATAATAATCTAAACGATGCTGATTTAGAATTGCTTATATACTTTGATTGTATGGGTTTCTTCACTAAACAAGATTTTAAAATCGGTACATACGCTTACAGTTGGGATAACAGACGCTGGAACAAGTTGATTAAAGACGGTTGGGTAGTAGTTTATAGAAACTACAATAGGACAACACAGAAATATAACATCTACAAAGTTTCATTAAAGTGTAAACAACTAATAGCAAGAATGTATCGTATTATGCTTGGCGATGAAGATATCCCAACTAGTACAAGAAATAATATAATGCTAGGTAAAACCTATACAGACAAAGTTTTAATAACAGCAATCAAAAACGTAAACAACGACAAAAATAGATAGTATGAAATCAAAATCTCCATTTCCAATGAAATCTCCACTACGCATACAAACTTATGGCGGAGATACTTACGAAAGTCCTGACACGGTTATAACAAAAACTGTTGGGGAGCAAGTGGGTAAAGCAATAACTGGAATAGCTAAAGATGCTACTAAATATATGGATTTAAAAGGCAAATTAGCTAAAGATAAATCTGATCACGGTAAAGCTATGGAACTTGCAAATCTAAAATATGGCAAAAAAACAAATGGTGAAGCACGCTTAGGTTTAACAACTCCTAGTAAAGTAGGTAGTAGTTTTGGCGAAGTTCCCGGAGTGCCAGATTTAGTTTCAAATTCACAAACATCTAGCACTATAAAAGGAAAAACATTTCTAGATCAGAATGCATGGGATAGCAATAGAAACGATGTTCGAAACGATAAAAGATTTCAAGGTGAAGGTGGAAAAGATCGGTTTTTTATTGCTGCACAAGATTATAGAGACAGAGAAGGAACAGGTATAAATACAACTTATGACAAAGGTAAAACAAGATTTGAAGACGGAAAAAGAATGTTAGCCATTAATATGAACGGTTCACCAAATAAACTAATAGGAGATACTATGGATCCATACGGACAAATAAACCCAGGACAACCTAGCGCTAGAGCTATTGATATGGCAGCTATTGGAAATCCTTATGCTACTCCAGGTGCTGATTTTGACCCTCAAAGTAAAATGAAAGCTGAATCTATATTCGGTTCAGCGGGACAACGTCAAGGCTTAATGAATTTAGGTACGCCTTTACATACAAAAGGCCACGAAGGTGATTTCATAAAAGATCATAAGCATTCTACCGAAAGCAAAAATCCTGCAACACCTAAATATATAAATGGTGATCCGTCTAAAACAGCTGACAAATTAATAAGTTCAACAGATGAACCAAGAAGACTAAAGAAAAATGAAATTGGACCTCCAACAGAAAGAGAACAAAGCGATAGAGATTATTTAGCTAAATTCGACATGGAATATAAAGCTAGTGGAGGAAATCTATACGTGCCTAAAAAAAGATAAAAATAATGAAATCACCATTCTACAAAAAAGGTTTTCCTGAAATAAAAGATAAAAACAAAGGCAAGTTTACTAAGTGGGCTAAAGCTAATGGATTTAAAGATGCTTGCAGTGCAGCTTCAGCTGTAATGAGTGCTGGTGAAGAAAAATACAGTCCAAGCGTTAGAAAAATGGCAAATTACGCAAACAACTTTGGTTGTAAAAAATAACAATATAAAACAATAAATTATGCACAATGACAAAGCACATCAAAAAGCGACTAAAGGCTCTAGCGGAGTAGTAGGTGAATCGGCTATTTGGGATGGACCCTTAGATCAAACAGGACGCTTACACGGATCAGGATCAAGTTCTGGTATTACAGGTATGGAAGTTTTAAAAGCTCCTACAATGTATAAGGCTGGGCCTATAACTCAGCTAGCTAAAGGTAAGTCTGGATTAGGAATAAACTAAAAATGGAACATTTGGATTTTAAAGTATTGGCAACTAACGCGATAGCACTAGCATTAAGCATGACGCATATTGAAGTAGGCCTAAAGGTTATTTTATTACTTGTAAGTATCGGGTACACAATAACTAAATGGGTAAAACTTAAAGAAAAGAAGTAATAATTATAACATGGGATATGCACAACCAGGATCACCTTTTTTAAAAGTACCAAAAACAACTAAAGGAAAAGGTAGAAACTTCAGAACAACAGAAGAAGGTGCTGGTATGACTAGTGCTGGTGTTAATAAATATAAAAAAGAAAATCCAGGTAGTAAGTTAAAAACTGCTGTAACTGGAGATGTTAAACCAGGAAGCAAAGACGCTAAGCGTCGTAAATCTTTCTGTGCTAGATCAAAAGGCTGGACTGGCGAAAGAGGTAAAGCCGCTAGAAGAAGATGGAAATGCTAAACAATTAAACATAAAAACTAATACAATGGAAAAAGGACATTACGGTCAATACACCGGAAACGCAAGACACTCAAGAAAAGAAGACGAAAAGTATGATGCTAATAAAGCTTATGATAAAAACTTAAGCGCAAGTGCTCGTTTACATTATTTAGAAAATAATATAGCTGATCATAAATCACCAGCTTCAATGTTAGGAGACTTAGACAAAGATGGTAGTATGAGTGAATACGAAACAAAACGTCAAAACGCAATTAATAAAAACACTAAAAAATAAAACTATGTACAACAAACCTAAAGGAGCCGCGGCATTAAACTTAAACAAAGGTTATGGCAATGAGTCATCATCTCAAGAAAAAATAAACTTAATAAGTGATAATCCTATAGCTAAACACGCTAGCGGAGGTTCGTTTATGTCTAAACATTCTCATTCATCTCCGTTAGGAATGTATAAGAAAGAAATGTAATAAAACAGATTAGGACTGTATAAACCTAGCCAACAAACAACAAACAACAAACAACAAACAACAAACAACAAACACAATGGCAAAATTCATCAAATTTAACATTACGCTTACAGGCGCTGTTCAACCAGCTGCCCCGATCTCACCGATCTTGATAAACGTAGAAGACATCACAACAGTAACAGCGGCAGGAGCTGCAGGAGCTCAATCAAGTGTAATTATCGGTCTTACAGGCAGAAACACTATTGCAGGTTACACTACATTAACTCTTCAGCCTTCAACATCAGCTTCAGCTTTAGTTGCTCCAGCTTTTGTAGACGGACAAAGAAATCCTTTAGAAGACGCAGTACATTCAGCTATTACAGCTAATCCAGGTGGAGTAGTTACAACTTGCTCTCTAGGTAATGACCAAGCAGCAGCTACAGTAGCACTTCCAAATGGAGCTCCAATGTTCTGGGGAACAGCTACTTTTGCATAATATGAGTAAATCACAAGGTTTCGGCGATAGCGTAGAGAAATTTACAGAAGCAACCGGGATCAAAACTTTCGTTGACAAAGTATCACAGGGATTAAACATTCCCTGTGGCTGTCAACAAAGAAAAGAAACTTTAAATAAAGTTTTTCCTTACAAACAATAATTTATGAGCTTTATAATGAAAGGTGCGCCTTATAGTACTGACAATACTCCTATTTATCACGTAGATATGGAAGATGGTGTATTAGGCAAGGCTAATAATAATGGTACTATAATTATTAATAAAGACGTTAAAGATCCTGAACAAGTAGATGACGTTATAGATCATGAGAAAATACATTTAGACCAAATGAAAAGAGGCGACTTGGCTTATGATGACAAAAATGTTTATTGGAAAGGTAAAAAATACTCAAGAGCTTCAATGGAAGAAGGTAATAAAAACCTTCCTTGGGAAAAAGAAGCATACGCTAAAACTCGAAAAGCATAATGTGGAAAGTACTACTAGGTCTTTTAAAAGGAGGTGAAGGTAGAAAATCTGTTGCCGGTGGTTTGGCTTGGGAAATAAGAGAAGCGATTAAAGGC